CTTCAGAACGAAATCCTAAGAAGATCCAAACAAAAATGTTAAATGTCGATCGAAGCGATAAAGAGAATTGGAAGATAAGTGGTATCGACGGGGCTGGTTTTTGGTCCCGTTGGTATCTCTGGAGTTATCCAACTTTTGATGGTGTTAAAATGTTTATGTCAAAGAGATTTGATTTAAACTTCGTTTGAATTTTTCAAACTCTTTCAAAAAAGTAATTGTAATTTCTAGACGCTCGTAAAGTTCCTCACCAAGATACTGCTTTACGAACGTTTCAGTATTATCATTTTCTCGGAATAGTCTTGAATAGTCGTAAAGTAGTGAGTATGCTTGATCTACATTTTCACCACTCCAAGTTTCTAAGAAGGTTTTAACTTTTCCTAAATTCAATGTATCTTCCATTACTTATTATTAGCCAACCCTTTCTTTTTTAATGCACTTTTCAGTTCAGTCATAAGTGCCGCACGCTTAGCGTTTATTACAGGTCTCTTCGAGATAGGACCTGGTGGTGGCGGTGGAGGGGGGGCGCCCACGTACCGAGTTGGGACTACTATAGTTTGGCACATCTTGATAACTTTCTGAGCGTTTTTCACACTATTCTCAAAATTTCTGGAGATTTTAGCGCGAAGTTCCCTAGCTGTGAGCTGGACACGTTTCCCCTTGACATCTTTCGTGACGCGGATACCTTGCCTTTTAGCTTTATTTTTCAGTTCTAGATACTGCATATACTAGTAATTGAGAAAATCTTCAAAGCTATCAATTTCTCCATCTTTGATCATTCGAAGATATATCTTTTCATGATAACCTTTGGATGATATATACTTTACAACCTCTGATATATGTATCACTTCATCGAGGTGTATTAGTACATCTTTCAATACATCATAGTATACATTATCGACAAATGATTTAAATCTTTCAATTGAAATTTTATCATCCACTATAAAATGAAACTTCATATAGAACTCAGCTTTACAAGATGCTATTGGAAGTCTACCATCTAAACATTTTGCAAATCCCGGTGCAATCTTTTTTAAGAACCTTCGTTTGTCTTTTAAAGAGGAACTACCTTCAACTTTTGGGGGGCAAAGGATATTGTAAAGGATCTTCATATTTACATAAAGATAAATACCTTTATGTAAATATGTCAGAACAATTAATCAGAGAAGTTCTTATACCTCAGATCATACAACTTCAAATTGAAGTGGATGCTCTACGTAAACACACATGGCCATACGTTCAGGCACAAAAAGAACATAATCAACTTGACGATATCGAGACTAAGAGGGATTTTGTTAAAAGTCTTGATGAAGATACCATTAAAGAACTCCTGAATCTAAAATCTAAATTCTCCAAAAGTTCTGGGTTCCAACAGAGAGAATATGATATCTTAAAAAAAATCATCGGTCCTGTACATCTTGACATCGAATGAATCGGTTTTACCTGTGACATTAACATTTTCACTTCCGTAGAGTTCCTGACATCCTATATCATCTATGCAGTCTCGTCCCTCATGACTTACTGGGATGGGGTATAGGTTGTCACCTCCGGTTGTTGTATAATAATGATAACGATCGCGCCTATTACTTACTTCCTTACCATAAAGAGGTAAAGTTTCACCATTTCCACCTACGAGAATACCCATCTGTTGTGTACGCCCAGGTTTGTACTTCTTAATGGGTGGTCCCCTGAATTCGGGTTCTCTCCTAACATCTTGTGTTGGTAAAGGTCGTGGGGGTACAACGACAACTGGGACTTCAACTGGGACTTCAACTAACTTTGGATTGTACCACATGTAACCAACTACCAAAGTTAGCACAAATAACATAAACCACATCAGCCTCAGTTTTGTTCTATTCTTCATTTACTATAGTTAAGGAAAATCTTTTAGTTACATCCATGAGGATATTGGCGATAGATATCGGGTATCATAACATGGGTATTGTGATTGCTGAATGTAAAGGTAACCCTAAAGTTCAAATTGAATTCATGAAAAAAATTAGCCTCGAAGATTACAAATACAATCGATCAAATGATTTTGTTGACATCGTTCCTTTATTTATAGAAGATCATGCAGAGTTATTTAACTCTGCTGAAAGAATACTCATAGAAAGACAACCTCCAGGTGGTTTTCAAAATATTGAAATTCTTATACACTATATGTTCAAAGATAAAGTTCAATTAGTTCACCCCACAAGTGTACATAGTCACTTCAATATGAGACATTTAAACTATGAAGAAAGAAAAGAACGTTCGACTCAAATTGCAGAAAGATGTATAGAGAGTGAAATAGAATTAGAGCGTAAACATGACATTGCCGATGCAATATGTATGCTATTGTATTATAACTATAAGACGTTTGTGTTGAACCCTTTTGAAAAGTTTAGGTTTGGAGATTCTCCAATTAATTATATTTAGGTATAATAAATGGCTCCCACGATTAAACAACTCAAAAACGCAAAGAAAAAATTAAAATCGACACCAAAACCTCGTGGAAATACACCAAAAATTCCAACAGCTACTCTTTTACGTTTAATTGCGGCAGACCCTAAGATTGGTCGTCACAAGGCGTTTGTGAAGCGTGCTCATGAACTTGCGAAGAAATAGTTTCATCAAGAATACAAACAGCATTTGTCAAACACTCCAACATATCGAAGATATCACATGGGTTACGTTGTTCGAGACCCATTCTGAGCTTTTCAATATTAGTTTTGATTGAATGTTTTTCGCGTTCAATTACCGCGAGTTTATTGGATAATTCTTTGATCTTATGTTGGACCTTGTGTGTATTCTCTTCCATATGTTGATCAAGACGTTCTATATGCATTTCATAACTATTCATCTGTTTTTCTAAGATATCCCTTTTTGTATCGGACTTGCATTTCGCAATCTGTTTTTCGATATTTTGGATTTTTTCTTCGTACAGACCGAGTTCGTGGAGATATCCTCTATGATAGATTTCGAGGTTTTCATTCAAAGCCTTGATGTGTTGTTGTGTTTCCATTGTAATTTACCTTCGACCCTTGGCTTTAATAAACTTTTTGAGTTCGGAAACAAAACTATCAAAATGTCCGAGGCGATATTGAACAAATGCCCATAAAACAAAGAACATGGTTTTTGTGAGATTATTCACCTCGTTGTCCTCCATCTTATATATAGGTCCGACAACCCGACCCATAAAAGTTTCATCTTTATGTTTACCTGTAATGTAAGACTCTGCCTGTGTAATCGCACAAGTATCATCATTCACAGACCAATGATAGAATAAAAAAGGAATAACCATCGAGTAAAATTCCAGTTGTTTACGATCATTCAAAAATGGTGCAACGAGAATCCACACCAAAAAAATCAGATGGATGAAAAATATTATATTCATCTATAATAAGATGACAGAAGAAAATTTTGATATGTCTACAATGTGGAATGACTATCACGAAGATGTTTTACGACAATGGGGTGAGGCGTGTGCTTGTTACAGGTATATGCATCATCGTTCATTCTTGATGTACAAAAAATTGAGTCTGCGGTTTAATTTACCTGTCATTGTTCTCTCGACCATCACAGGTACTGCGAATTTTGCTCAGAGTACTTTACCAGTTGCTATTCAACCCGCAGCACCATCCATCATCGGTGGCCTAAACCTGATAGCAGGTCTCATAGCGACAATTATGCAGTTCCTTAAGGTAAACGAATTGATGGAGAATCATAGAACATCTGCGCTTGGTCATGGAAGTCTTTCGAGAAATATCCGACTTCAGCTGGCTTTACCAAGGGAAGAGCGTAAAAAGGAGGGTTTGAAATTTGTTGAAGATTGTAAAGCTGAATATGATCGTTTACTTGAACAATGTCCCGCTATCCCTAAAAAGATTCTTCTAAATTTCGACAAGGAGTATCCAATAGAGGGTATATTCACGAAACCTGAAATCCTGCATGTAAGAGCAATACCAAAACTAAAACCCGTAAAAACCATTGGAACGATAGGGGCTCTTACACAAAATACACCATTTGAGAAAATTGGTAAATTCATTGAGAGACCTGAAGAGGCAGAGGAAGAGGAAGAGGAAGAAGTTGACTTTGAAGAAGAGGAATCTGAGAATGAAGAAGCGACAGATGTCGAACAAGGAAAATAAGCATAAGCAATATAAGTAAATTCGCTAGTATACTACAGATCACATATGGTAAAACTTTCCTTCTTAAAGGTTTTACGATACGTTTATGTAGTGCGTCATTCTCGAGCACCAAATCTATAGCCTGGTTAGTAAAGTCATCAATGGATTCTTTCATTACAGTAATTGAACAAAAAAACAAAGAAGTTAATACAACACTTCATTCAAAAGAAATTGAACTTGTTCGTAAATATATAAAAGAGCGACAAAATGTATTTATATGTGGATCCAGTGGTGTTGGAAAAACGTATGTTCTTAATGAAGCTCTAAAAGGTATGAATTGTGTTGAACTGGAATATCATCATCTCAAGAGTAAAAGTTTATTTTTACCTTTTATAAAACCAACCACGAAACATGTTTTCATCGAAGATTATGACCAGACGTTTAAATCTATCGTTGCGGACGTTTCGGATGGTAATCGTATATCGAGAGGATCTCTATTGGTGACTTCGAAGAATATGTGTTTTTTTCCAAATTTCAAAACTGTCATTATATCGAAACATACACCGGAAACTATTCTTACACTTGTAGAAGATAGAGATTCAAAAACTCTGAATGCTGCTTATAGATGTAAAGGAAATATAAGGAATTTTTATACGTATCGTGATGGTTATGAAGAAATGGATGAGTTCAAAACATCAAAAGAATACATATCCGAGATTTTAACAGACGATAATCGAGGATTGCAGTTTCATGAACATGTATCTGAACATGGACATATGTGGGACGTTTTTCAGGAAAATTATTTAGACTCCAAAGATTGTGATATTACTACTATATCTGAATCATTTTCAATGGCTGATGTTTATGATACAACGATGTATTCGATGGGTGCATGGAATTTGATGCCCTTTTTTACACTACATTCTCTTACTATACCCAAATACTCAATGGGTACACCTCTCAAAAGTGAAAAAATCAGACCCGGTAGTTGTTGGACGAAATATGGCAACTACAAGATGAGAAAGCGTAAATACGATGAAATCAAAAAAAAATCGAGAATTAGTTTTGGTGTTGAAGAATTGTGTCTTATCAGGGATTATGCACAGAAAGGAGACCTAAGTAAACTGGTCGATTATAAAATCACACCTCAAGATTTCGACGTCATAAATCACCTTGCTATTGGAAATAGCTTAAAATCAAAAGACGTAACTAAAATAAAAAAGGCACTAAAGAATGTCTACGAAGGATGAAGAACCTGAAATTGAAGAATGTGTTAAGGTTATCGGAAATGAGATTCTTTTCTATGCCGATGTCGATCGCGAAAACGCTCTTGATTTCGTTGAAAAATTTAAGAAGTTGGAGATTGAACTTCTTAAAAAGAAAGCTGAACTCTTTGGGTACGAACCCCTAATTAGGGTTCATATAATGAGTGAAGGTGGAGATATCTTTGCTGGTATGACGATGATGAACACCCTCGAATCCTCTCGTGTAAAGGTTGTAACCATCGCCCAAGGTTCGTGTTGTAGTGCAGCTACGTTCATGTTGCTTGGAGGTTCTGAGAGACTTATGGGGAGGAACGCATATGTCCTCATTCATCAAATTTCTACAGAAATGTGGGGTAATTTTCAGGAACTTAAACATGAGCTGAAATCAACGGATAAGTTTATGAAAAACCTGAAGAAAATGTATCTTGAAAAGACTAAACTCCCGGAAAAGAAGCTGAACAAACTCATGAAAAAGGACATTTACCTTTCTCCTCGTGACTGCCTCAAGTATGGTATCGTTCACGCTCTTGAGTAAGTATAACTGAGCGTCGATATAGAGCGAGTACACATAGAATTATAAATATTATACAAATCGTGTTTAAATTTAAAGGCAAAGTTGCGCTTTCTGGAGGCTTAAGTCGTTCCATTCTACCATAATTTACAACCGGTAAACCCGACATCTACTTAAAACTGATATTTTATTATCGTACAATGGAACGCCTTATCAAACAAGACAAACACAACCGCGATCGCTACATTGACATCAAAGTCGAGGACTTGAAGGATGGAACTGCGGACATCGTGAAGATCTCTGGCATTGTTGGAAGTGACAAGTTTTCCGAGTCACGAACCAATGTCAAAACTGGTTACGAAAAAGCTCTCAAGAGAGCCCAAACTATGTGGAACAATGAACATACCAAGTGTAACCAAGTGTTGCCTATGCTCGCTAACAAATGGGATGATCGCCGGAAATACATCTCTGAGCCGTTCTACGTTCAACCCAAACTTGATGGTGTTCGCCTACTCGTCTCCAAAGATGGTGGCATCTCAAGAACTGGGAAGATTATCCCTGGAACCGAGGTTCTTGGGAAAGGTCTTGAACCGGGTCAATACGTTGATGGTGAAGCCTTTGACCCTAACCTCAACTTTGAGGAACTTACGAGTACTTTCAAGACTGACCCTCTGAAGCTCAAGTTCCATGTGTTCGATTTCTTTGATTTGAAGAAGCTTGACATGACCTTCGAGCAACGCTGGGAGTATATCTGGCGTTCTATCTACAATCCTCATTACGAATATGTCAAAACGACACTCGTAAAATCCAAGAAGGATCTTCCTCTCATGCATCAGAAGAATGTTGAAGAAGGACATGAAGGTACCATGATTCGCGATCGCTTCAGTGTCTATGAGGTTGGTCAGCGAAGCAACTATCTCCTCAAGCACAAGGATTTCCAGACCGAGGAATATGAAATCACTGGTGCCAAGACGGGTCATGGTCGTGACGCGGACGCAGTTGTTTGGGTTTGTAAAACCCAGGATGATAGGGAATTCACAGTCAGACCTGAGGGTACCATCGTCCAACGTGAGGAGGATTACAAGAATCGTGAGAAGTTCATGGGGAAGATGCTTACTGTGCGTTTCCAAAACCTGACGGCATTGGGTGTCCCACGTTTTCCAGTTGGTGTAGTAGTTAGAGATTATGAGTGATTTGTAATAAATGAACCGCATTGCGATCGATATCGATGAAGTTCTTGTTCCGTTTCTCCACCCAATGGCGAAATATCACAAGAAATCAATTTCCAAAACCAGGTACAGCTATGTCTATCGGGATATTTTTGACATCACAGAAGAAGAATCTCAAAAGATGGTTCAAGAATTTTACAGGTCCCAAGCTTTCACCCAGCTGACCCCCATGAAAGGGGCACGGGGAGCTATGTATAAACTCCATAGGGGTGCTGATAAGCTGTATATCGTCACGGGGCGTCAAGACTCTGTGAGAGAAGAAACCGAGGCTTGGATTGAGACATATTTTCCGAACATTTTCGATGACGTGATTCTCACGAATAGTTACACATCCCATGAAGTGAAAAAGTCTGATATATGCCGCGCACTCAATATCGGTCTCATCATCGACGACAATAAGGGAATCTGTGACCAGTGTATCGAAGCAGGTACAGATGCCCTTAATTTCGTAGGTGACGATATTTACCCGTGGTGTGAAGAGAGTGAAATCAGTATAAAAGGGTGGGACACACTAGAATTATAATGTCTCTCGGTCTCATCGGTCTCGGCTCTATTGGTGGCAACCTCGCCCTAAACATCCAGAAGTCTCATGAACTCAATGTGTGTAACCGTTCACCCGAAAAGGTGAAGGCGGTTGTTAAGAAGTCTTCCCACGTGAAGGGCTACGAAAATGTTGAAGAGATGGTCTCTGATATGGAGGAGCCTCGCACGATCATCACAGCTCTCCCACATGGGGAGACAACGGATGCCATGGTGAAAAAGCTGGGTTCAGTGATGACCAAGGGTGACACTATCATCGATTGTTCGAATGAATTTTATCGAACATCGAGGAATCGTGGTGCATTCTGTCAATCCAAAGGAATCGGGTATCTTGGTACCGGTCTCTCCGGTGGCGCCGAGGGTGCTCGTCTAGGTCCCGCACTCATGATTGGCGGCCCTTCGAAGACCTTCAAGGAACACGAAGACCTCTTCAAGTCTTTCGCTAAGAGTTACGCCTATATGGGTGAGGACTACGGTGTTGGTCACTTTACCAAGATGGTGCATAATGGCGTAGAGTATGGGATGCTCCAGGGTATCGCTGACGTGTACGCCTTCTGTAACCAGGATGGGTACTACATGGGTCAGGTGCTCAAGCGAATCGAAAACACTGACATTTATGGCTACCTCACTAAGTCGGCTATGGATGTACTTCATGAATACGATTTCAACAGGATTGCGGATATCGGACACATGAATAACACGGGTCTATGGTGTTCGGAGATTGGCATGGAATATCATATTCCCACACCCACGATTAACTCGGCGGTGAATACACGTTTCACGAGTCGTACGGTTAAGGCGGTTAATACAGCCAATCATAAAAATTGTGCCATCGATTTTACAGTCGCTGTGGACGCACTTCGTTTTGTGTTCGCGACATCCCTCCTCGAGGGCTACGACCTCATGGAGACTCGGCACGTGTCTAATGAGAGTATCAAGCAGGCATGGTCTTCTGGTACGATCATCGAGTGTCCCATGATTGGCGAGGATTACCGCACCATCATCGAACAGACGGCTGAAAATGCACGGGTCATGGTGATGTATTGTGTTGCAGCGGGTATTCCGTGTCCCGCTGTACAGGCTGCACTTTCTCAGTATGATTTCATTCATGAAAAGTCAACCTCTATGAAGTTTATCATGGCACAGCGTAACTATTTCGGTCAACACGAGATGATGGAGGCGTGATCCCATAGGTAGTCCACCTCCTTTTCTTTTAGGAACATGTTTCTGTTACCATTTTTGATTTCCCTGAGTACGCTTTCGTATGCGCAGCCACCCATATCAAGTTCCCATTTATCATTGTCATTCGTGAGTATGTATTTGTCACCGGGAACCATCTTGGCTAGGTCTGCTTCTAATTCAATACCCTTATATGTCATTCTAATTTTGCATTCTGTAGGCGCTGTACCCTTGTACTCTATGTTTCTCGCAATTTGAATTATTTCTGGTTCGACTGAAGCCAATTCTTTTAAGATTTCTTCACGATTTCTAAACGTATGTTTCGCGATAATTGTCGCAAACAATAGGACACAATGACTTTGATACATGTCCCCCACTATACCCACAGTATCAAAGTAATTAATCCTTTCATTCATGTCACCACTCTCATGTAACTTGATTTTGATGGACTCGAGTTTCGTTGGAGTCTGGATATGCTGCAAGACATCTTTACCGAGATAGTGATCGTTGTACACCACCTTCAGATTGTTCTCATCAATGAAGTCTTTGATTCTCTCAAAGTCATACTTGGAGTGACCATGGGGTTTCTCAAGGATGTACGTCGCATCGACAAGACCCAGATAGGGTTCCACGTTTTCACAAAAGTTGTGTGTAGGGATGGACATATACGCCACGACGTTGGGGACACCTCTCAGGTGTTCCAAGTTCGCCACTTGCTGTCTAGAAATGGGAGTGTGAGGGCAATCCAATTTCTTGAGAGCTGGAATGATACGGGTTCTGGCCAGATGTCCCCTGGCACCGAACACGAGGCAGTGATTCATCTGTTACTTTTTCCTGACATTAAAATAATGTTCGCTCTCCTCTGCAAACCCATCGCTGTTCCGACACCCAGTGGAAACGCCGTCCTTCGTACCAAAGATTGTCGTATAGCGTACGTGAAGCCGTCTCAAGTTCAAGAAGGTGTCTATGAACTTGAGATACTTGAAGCACCCCCAGTAAACGTTAGCGAGTCAGATTAATTAGGACACCCGACTTTGGTTTCATAAAAATAACTTCATCACACTCCCCACCCTTCATGACCATCTGTGCCTCACCACACGTGGTTCCAGGCTGTTTGTGACGGTCACAGGCAATTCGGGTTCTCTCCGTAATGTCCAACCTCTGACTGTACCCGATGAACGTTCTGTCGACAATACCATCCTTGTCGAGAGCTTCGACTGTCGCTTTCCATGAATACTTCCCAAAATCCCAATACTTCGTATCATCTACGGGTGGAGGTGGAGCATCCAACGCAGAAGAACGAGCAGGACGCTTCTTCCGCGAAGCTGAGACAAGGGGTGCAAACAAAAACTTAACAACAGTTGCCATTACTGTTCTTAGGTTTTGTATTTTTAAGTTTCTTAAAAAAAATAGGACCCTAAATAAGTTATGGAACCTCGGGGAATTATCTATAAGATTTTGGGTCCGTCAGGTAAATCGTATATAGGTAAGACTATCCAATCCTTAAAAACGAGGATTAGACAACACAGAGATTCAAGAAGTTACTGTCGCACCCTGTCTCAAGCCATCCAAGAGCACGGATGGGAGAACTTTAAAGTTTCTACGATTTGGGAAGGCAATGCTTCTAAACTTGGTGAAATGGAGAGAAAACTCATTAGTGAACACCAAACAATGGAACCCGATGGATATAACATACGCGAAGGTGGTGGGAGAAGTGAAAGAGTCTCTGATACATCAAGAAAACTCATGATTGAAAAACAAAGAGAAATCAGCAAACGGAGGGGTGGATTACTTGGTGTACTTATTCCAAATGGGCATGGAAAAGTAACATCATGGTCTGTTAGTATTCCGAAAAATGGTAAACGACATAGAGTTGGACCCTTTAAAACAAAAGAAGAAGCTATCAACGCTCAGAAAAAGTTTTCAGAAAACCCAGACGAGTTTGAGTTACCTGGACTAAAGAGAGTTGGAAATGGTAAGGGTAGTGGTATATATTATCGAAAAGATCGCGATATATGGCAAGTTTTACCGCGAATAGATGGTAAAAACGTATATGTAGGTTCATTCGGTACATTGGAAGAAGCTCATGAAGCCCTTACTAAATTTAAAGAAAGTGAGAAGACGATTTTGGAATAAGGAAAACTCATTCTAAAAACGCTTCCACGTGGAATTGAACCACGGTACTCGAGTTAACAGCTCGAAGTCTTAACCACTAGACGATAGAAGCCTAGTCTGTAAAATACAGACTAAAGGTGCGCTATTGATATACGGCGCTAAGTCCCCTCTATCCGAATCGAACGAATGACAAATGGAACTACAGTCCACTGCTCTACCAACTGAGCTAAGAGGGGAAAAGAGCTCCCACGTGGATTCGAACCACGGGTGGTGGATTCAAAGTCCACAGTGTTTGACCAACTACACTATAGGAGCCTCGGATATATTATTATTAGTTGGCTCTTCTTTAAGTCCGTTTATGAACTTCATACACGTGAGTGAGACGGAGAAAAGACCAGCAGATGTGTTGGCGACAATCATCG